GTACGCGGGTTGATCCCCGCGGAACAAGTACAACGTGGAGGTAATTCACTCCTTGAGTACAATGGATCCACTGAAAAGTGGGCTCCCTTGTTTCATAGAGATGAACGAGTTCGTCAATCCGACCAAATTCTCGCAGAGATGCGATATTCAGAAGGAACTGAGAACTACATTCATGCCTGGCAGTTTCATGAGCTTTATGCTCCTGTAACTTTAGGTATAAATGGTCCTCTCGTCAGATCAATCGAAAGTCCTGACAAACATCTGTATGGAGGTGAAGTTCACTTCCTTCAGGAACCTGGTTTGAAGTTGCGAGCAATCGCATCTCCATATAGGATCCATCAGTTGGCACTCAAACCCATAGGCGAAGCGATTTATCGCGTCGTTGAAAGGTGTCCGTGGGACTGTACATTCGATCAATCAAAAGCAATACCTTGGATTCAGAAATCCATGTTAATCGGCAAGACAGTTCACTCTGTCGACCTTACTGGTGCAACTGATTATTTCCCGTTAGGGATTCAATTAGAAACACTTCGTTCGATCTTCGGAGATCTGCTCGACATCAAACTCATAGAGGAGATTGCCCGTCTCAGGTTTAAATCTGAGAAAGGTGATATCCAATGGAAACGTGGCCAACCCTTGGGTTTATATCCAAGTTTTGGTATGTTTACATTAACTCATGGCCTCCTTCTTTCTTTTCTTTTAGGAAAAGACTGGGAGCACGAGTTTTTCGTTGTTGGGGATGATGTAGTGATACTGGATGATGAGTTATACGGAAAGTATATGGCACTATTAAAAGCCATGTCCTGTCCATACTCTATCCCTAAGAGTCTATCTAGTCCACTCCTTGCGGAGTTTGCTGGAAAAGTAATCTTAAGGGACTCAGTAATGCCGTCTTACAAATGGAGAAATGTCAGCGATGACAATTTCCTTGATATTTGTAAGAATCTGGGCCCAAAGTCTGCTGTGCTTCTAACAAAAGCGCAAAAACGTATCTTTGACCAAGTCAAAGAACTCGTAGAGCCAGTCGGTCTTGGCCTAAATCCAAAGGGGAAACCCCTTGTAGATAGGATAATCGAGACTGATAAGTTCTTACTGAAGTGTGAAGCACACGCAATGAGGTCACTTGTTGATCTCACTCGTGTCGTGAACCGGAATCTATATCCCGGTGGCACAACACCACCGTATTCCGTTGACCTTGATAAAGTCAATGAAATTCGGTCTACCTTCGACAAGAAGGTAGCTACAGTATTCCAACAGACAGTATTCGCAAGGCTTCAAGCCTTGTGGCACTGTGTTGCTGAAATACCCCAGGCTCTCGGTTTGTTACCGAGATTACCTGCAGAATATGGAAACCCCAAAAGGGTAACCACTCTGAAACGGTATGAG